TTCACGCTATTACTGATGGCACTGTTTTCCTAAATGAGTGGACTGATGTTCTTGGCTGGATTGTTGTTCATTCAGCGAAAGATGGCATGTTTGTTCTTTACGCTCACCTGGCTAAACAATCTGACCTCAAGAAGGATGACAAGGTTGTTGCTGGTAAGACTGTTATTGGTTTGGTTGGCGGCGGTAAGAACACTCCTAGCGGTTCGGCTTCGACTGGGGCTCACCTGCATCTGTCTATTGGTAAGGCAAATAAGTCTTGGAGCAACCCTGCTATTCACCTTTGTGCTTACGACCAATTAGTTGATCCGATGAAACATATTCTTGAGAATGGAGCGAAATAATGAAGGCTTTTGGAAATGTTGTTCTTAGAGTTGTTGCTACTTTTGTGGCTTCGGCTTTAGGTGTTATTGGTGCAGGTTCTCTTGGCGGTGTTGCACCTGCTACTGCTGCTGCTATTGGCGGAATCTTGGCTGTCGCTAAAGTGATTGAGAAACTGTCTTTGGCTTTCCTTGAAGATGGTAAGTTGTCGCAGAATGAGATTAACGCTGCATTCCAGCAATCTGTCCAGTTGAAGAATGTAAAGCCTGAACCTAAGCAGAAGTAAATGAAGCTCAAGTTCCTTGCTTCTGTTTTCTTTGTTTTGGCTTTTACTTTTTGGCCTTTGACTGTTGCTCAAGCGGAATCTGATGGCCTGAAAATTGAGGTTTACACTTATGACCCTGTTTCGACTCCTGATCGCCAGGCTTATACCTTTTGTGATTCTGGTTGGGTTAGCGTTCCTAATATTGATTCTGATTTCGATTATCAATATGGCGGTGTGGTTGCTGGTTGTCAGGCTGACTTTGTTTTAGTCCATTATTCGGGTTATTTGACTTCAGACATTACTGGCTCTATTTCGTTTACTGATTGGAGCGATGATGGGTTCTACATGTCGCTTGATGATGTTCCTGTTATTGATGGCTGGACTTTGAAGGGTTGTTCGCCTGTTTCGGGTGTGGCCGACATGGTTGCAGGTGTTTCGCAGAAGTTTGATGCCTGGTTCTATGAGTATGGGGGCGGAGCTTGTAATCACCTGTATTGGAATACTGATTTGGGGAGCGTGATTGTTCCTGCTTCTGCTTTTAGTCAAGATACTGTCGAGCCTGTAACGCCTGAACCGCCTGTTGTTGTGCCGACTCCTATGCCGACTATTCCTGTTGTTGTTCCGCCGGTTATCCCTGAACCTCCTGTCGTTCCAGTAGTCCCTGAACCGCCTGTTGTGCCTGTTCCTGAACCTAAACCGCCTGTTGTCCCTGATGTGCCTGTTGTAGCCCCTGTAACGCCTGTGGAGCCTGTTCCTAGCCCCGAGCCTGTGGTTACTCCTGAACCGACTGTCGAGCCTTTACCGCCCGTTCTAAGCCCTATTGAGGAACATCAGCAACTTCTAGATAATCTGCTAAACGCTGCTCAAGCCGATGATGTGAAAGTTCCAGAGAATATTGCTGCTATCCCTGTTCTTGGTGCTTCGATTGTGGCCTTGACTGATGCCTTGAACTTTATGGGAAATGTTGGGGCGGACATGAGCCCCGAAGTTAGAGCAACCGCCAAAAAAGAAGTTGTTGCTGCTGTGGTTGTTACTCAGATTGCTCAATTCTCGACTAATCAAGCTGTGGCTTCTGCTCAATCAAGTGCAGGTTCTACTGGATCAACTAAAACAAGGAGAAATAAGGAATGAACTTCCTGAAAGACATTATCGGCCAACTGTGGACTTTGCTGGGCATGTTTATTGCTTGGATTGTGTTGGAGGGCACTGCTAAGACTGTTATCGGTTACTGCATTATTGCTTCTACCGCAATTTGGGTGCTTACTTACCCGATTCGTAAAGATGAAGATTAGGCTTCCTGCTCACGCTTGATTTGCCTTCGCTGTTTAGGTGTTGTTCCACCCCAAATACCATAATCTTCTGCCATGCCAACTCTTAGGCACTTATCCATGACTGGACAACGCATGCAGATTTGCCTAGCGGTCTGTATTGCCAGGTTATACATGTTTGTTGATTGCATAGCCCCTCTAGTAGCCCATTCTTCTGGGAAGAATACATCGGGAACTTGCTCGCATTCAACTCCACCATTATCCATAATCGCTTCATGCAGCTCAATGGTCGCATGATCTAATCTAAAATTGTCGGCAGTCATAACTAGAGTTTACTTATGACTAATACCAATAAAGACAATTTAGAGACATCCGCAATATTCTTAGGTAATTTCGAGAATAACTCTGTGGAATGGCATGCTCTTAGAGATGAAAAGGGTGTCATTTCGGGGTCGGAAATAGGGGCAATTCTAGGGTTGTCTCCGTTTACTTCTGCTGTTACTTTGTGGGCTCAAAAGACAGGCAGGCTTCCTTCTAGCTTTGAACCTAATACTGCTATGAGGTTAGGGCAACTTGTAGAACCTGCTATTAGAACGCTTTATGAGGAGCAACATCCTGACCATAAAGTTGTTGAGGTTGGAACTTATGCCCATCCAGAGAATCTTTGGGCTCACGCTAACCCTGATGCAATCTGCTATGACGAAGCAGGTTCGCCTTACATCCTTGAAATAAAACACACAGCAACTTATTGGGATGCTGTTCCAGAGCATTACAGGGCTCAAGTGATCTGGTATATGTGGGTTTTTGGTATCAAGAAAACAGTTTTCGCAGTAGTCAATGCAGGCAGATACAACGAATACACAGTTGATTGGGATGATTTCGAGTTTGATGCAATCTTTACGCGAATCCTAATCTTTAGAGCAAGAATCTTCTCTGATGAACAACCGGATTGGGATGGTTCAGAATCAACTTATGAGACGATTCGTTCTCTTTCCCCTGGTGTTGAATCTAGAGATGAAGAACTAGGCACTCTAGGTATCGAGTTGATGAACGCTCAAACAGATTTTGATGCTGCAGAAACACATTTGCGAGAGATGAAGTCTCGCACTATTTCCGCTCTAAATGGGGCGAAAAATGGGACAATAGATGGGCAAGTTGTTGTCTCTCTGTCTCAGCGTGGCAATAATGCACCTTATCTAACTATCAAGAAAGTGAAGAAATAAATGACTGTTGATCTGCCTTACTACACTGGCCTAATTTTGGCTTTTGGTGTTGTTATTATCCCTGTTGTCGCTATTGTGATGAACGCTTGGGTGAAACTGTCTCGCAAGGATTCTGATTACGATTCCTCTACCGAATCTGAGTGGTAAAGATTATGGCTCAATTTAACCTTGCTGATTATGAAACAGTCGCAGAGCGTATCGCACGCTTCTACAAAGACAACCCTGATGGCAGACTAATCACTCGAAACATTACTTCGGCACAGGATAGACAGATTTCAACTTGGGTTGTCCAAGCCTATGTTTATTTGACTTCCACAGATCAGGAAAAGAACCTGGCTAAAGCGACTGGACTTGCCTTCGAGATTGATGGCACAGGGATGGCCAATAAGACTTCTGCTCTTGAGAACGCTGAAACATCGGCTATTGGTCGAGCTTTAGCGAATGCAGGTTATTCAGGTGATAAGCGTGCTACCCGTGAAGAAATGTCTAAAGTCAAGCGTGATGTCACTCCTGCTCGTAACTGGGAGTCTGCACTCAATAACATAAATGATTTAGATGGGCTTCGTTCCTTGTATTTAGAAGCAAAACAGGGTAAGGCTTCCACTGCTATTCTGGAGAAGATAAAAGGAAAGGCCGATGGAATCACAGCTGGAGTTGCTGCAACAAATTAGAGTGCTCTCCACTCATATTGACGAGTTAGGGGAACTTGTTGTTGTGTTGCGTGATGACCCTATTCTTCGAGCTAAAACTCTCTTCAGGCTTAATGAGCAGTTGATTCGCCTAAACTTTATGTTGTCATTTGTGAAATAAGTTGCTGTTTCCGCGTTTCATGTGCTTAGATACTTTCTATGGCTCGGACAAACGCTTCCAACGATGATGATCTAAGAATCCTCGATGTTCCTTGTGCTCAATGTGGCCAAGGTATCCCTAAGACAACTATTGAGAAACGTAAGTCTCGTAATGTTGATGACTGGGATTTGTGTGCTGATTGTGTTCGAGTTCCTTCGACTAACATCCGGTATCACCATCCTGTTTTAGGCCTGATTTGGTGTTATCCGCACTTTGGGGAAGTTGATGCGTTATTTAGGCCGCTAACGGATTCTGGTGAGCTGTATCGCCCTGGAGAGCGTTTATGTGGGCATTCTGATTGTGTGAACCTGAAACATATTGTTGGGTTGAAGCCTAGGAAGAAGAATGCTGATACTTTAGAGACTTTGCTGGCTCAAATTGAGATGCAAGAATACAACAAAAGGACAAGGACAAACTAATGACTCAGCCGCCAAATGGTTTTCAAGCTGTCCAGCATGTTTTAGATCATGCACCTAAAGATTTGACTCTTACTCAAAGACTTGTGCTCATTCAAATTGCTTCTCATTACCCGAATCCTTGGTTGGAGCAAAAGAGCATTGCAGCTGAAATTGGCATAAGAAGAATTGACACTGTCTATAAGGCCATAAAGGTTTTAGAGAAGCGTAAATTGCTTGTCGTATTTCGCCAGGGCATGATGAAAGCCAATAAATATCGTCTGCATGACGATTTCGCCGATACCGCTGAAACAGGTAGCATGACTACACGCCAAACAGGTAATCACGATACACGCCAAACCGCTATTAAACAAACAATTAAACAAACAAAGAAACAAAGCGTTTTTGTTTTTGATTCGAATCCAGATTCTGAGTTTGGGAAGCATATTTGGGGGCAGAGACCGAGTTTGTCTAAGTTGCAGGTTTATGAGTGGTTGCAGGCTTTTGAGCGTGATAAGGCTTTTGTGATTGAGCATGCTCATACCGAGAATCTGGTTAAACATGTTTTGGCATATATTCCTGGCACTGAAGGGGAAATGTGATGAGTGAGATTGATTTTGAGGAACTTGTTATTGGAAGCATTCTTAATTCGCATGGGAAGGTGTTAGATCATGTTCACCTTGAGCCAACTGATTTTGATGCTCCTTGGTTTGAGGAGGCGTTTAAGGTTATTTTGGATTTGGCTGGGCAGGGTAAGGCTGTTGATGTTTTTACTGTTACAGCTCGTTTGAATCCTGAGGCTCGTAGGCGTGTCAGTTCGGCTTGTGATTTTGCTGTTGTTCCGTCTCATGTGGCTCATTATGTTTCGCGTGTGGTTGAGGCGAGTGTTGACCGGAAGTTGTCTTTGTTGGCTTTGGAGATGCAGCAGGGTGGGGATGTTGGGGCGAAGATTGAGCATGTGAAGGCTGAGATTAGTCGTTTGCAGTTGGTTGAGTCTTTTGAGTTGCCTGATTTGAGATACGACCTAACACTCATGCTTTTGGAGATTAGGAATCCTAAGCGTAGTGTTGAAACTTGTTTTGCTCGCCTAAATAATCTGATTGTGGGTTTGAAGCCTTCTGGCCTGTATGTGTTTGGTGCTCGCCCTGGAGTGGGTAAGACTGTTGTTGGTTTGCAGTTGGCTTGGGAGATTGCTCGCAGTGAAGAAGTGTTGTTCTTCTCGCTTGAAATGGACAAGAGCAGTCTTTTGAATCGAGCAGTTTCAGGGGAACTAAATATTCCGTTGGATACGATTGAGCGTAATTCTTTGACTGTTGCTCAGGTGCAGAAGATTGATGATTTGATTCGGGAGACTCGCAGTAAGTTGATTATTAGTGATCGTGGTGGGCAGACTGTTGCTCAGTTGCGGGCTTATGCTTTGGCTGTTATGCAGAAGCAACCTGTGAAGGTTATTGTGGTGGATTATTTGCAGCTGATTACGCCTGCTAATACTAGGGCTCCTAAGTATGAGCAGATTTCGCAGATTAGCATGGATTTGAAGAACCTTGCTAAGGAATTGGGTGTTCCGATTGTTGCTTTAGCTCAGTTGAACAGGCGAGTGGATAATAAGCCTGATGATAAGCCGAATGCTAGCGACCTTAGAGATTCTGGCCAGATTGAGCAGGATGCCGATGTTATTGTCATGCTTTCTCGTAGGCAATCAGATCATGACAAGATAAACGATAGTCAGTTACCCGTAAATGACCCTAGATTTGGCATGAAGTCGCTTATTACTTTTGATGTTGTCAAGAATAGGCATGGTGCTACCGGTGCTTTTGACCAGGTGTTTGATGGGGCTTACAGCAGGATAAAAGAATTACACTAGTTGCGTGGATGATAATCGGGTTGTTTGTCGTAAATGTGGTTTTAAGTGGGTTGTTGCCACTAAGTCGCGTGGGCGAAAAGATTTGCTTTGTGTGAGCTGTCGAGCCAAGCCACAAAAGACTATTCAGTATGGGCAGTTGCGGTGTATGCCTCATTTGGGCGATTTAGATTTGCAGCTTAGACCTGTAAGCGACTCAGGGGAATTACTTTTGCCAGGTATTAGATTTTGTGGTCATTCTGATTGCATAAACCCCAAACATGTCGGGGACATCCAATAAACTTACTTAGCAACACTCAAACAAACATAGAAAAGAGAAACTTATGGCTCAGGTCAAGGTAACAGGAAAAGTAAACAAAGTATTCGGTGCATCAAGTCAGGGCTTATCCCTAGTCGAGTCTTACAAGTCAGCGACAGGTGAAGATTACACTCGCACTTGGACTGTCTGGTTTGCTGTGGCACACAATCTAACAATTGATCAAGAGATTACTGTTACAGGGCAACTCTCAGCAAAGATTGAGGACTTCGAGGATAAGACTGGTAAGCCTGGTCGTAAAGTCAAACTTGATGTTAACAATGCTGTTGTTGCTGAAGCGAAACCGGCAGTAAAAGAAGATCTACCCTTCTAATGCCTTCTTGGGGATTAGGTTTCATTTTGGGTAGCCTATTCCTAACAAACTCCTTGTTTACAAGTCAGCCCTTATCACTGCTGAACGCAGTCATAGGGGCTTTCTTGTATCTTGTTGTCTTGGTAAATTACTATGCCAAGAAATAGTTTCAGTTTCACAGTCTTTGGTTATGAACCTCGGCCACAGGGTTCAAAGAAGTATGTCGGCACTCGTAGAACTGCTGCAGGAAATAACATTCCACTAATTATTGAGGCCTCTCCTGGATTACCTGTTTGGCGTAAAGCTGTTGCTGATGCTGTTGCTCAAGCCATGCAGGATTCGGGTGATCTAAGTAAGTTTGATGGGGCAGTCAAGGTTGAGGCAGTGTTCTATTTGACTAGGAAGCGAACTGTTACTCGAGCTCTGCCAACTGTTCCCCCCGATGTGGATAAGCTTGCGAGGTCGCTTCTAGATTCTTTGAAATGCGTTTGGGGTGATGATTCGCAGGTTGTCCGGCTTGAGGTATCTAAGAAGTATGCGACAGGCGAGCCAGGCGTAGCAGTTACTATCTCAAATTACCCCTGATTTTGTTACCAAATGTTTATCTAAAAACACTTCCTAAATGCTTTGCTTGCGACACTATTTGAGCCTATACTTGAGTTATCAGCCAAAAGGTTGATAAGGACAAACAAAGGACAAGAAATGACTAAAGAGCAAGTTTGGCAGCTGCTAGAGATTTATCGTGAAATGCAGATTGCTAGGACCATAGAGCAATACAATAACGCGTTTGAACAACTACATGAGTTTATTGAGGAAAACTGTTTGAAGGGTGAGAACTAATGACTGAAGAACTGTTCCTAAAGGCTGTTTCGGCCTATCGTGCCTGGATAGATTCAGGTAAAGATTTCCTCAATCATTCAGATCTCTATGACACTTGGGATGATGCTGTAAACGCTTATGCCGATGCAGGCATGTTGAGACGGAATCAAGCTGTATCTCATGTCGTTCAAGCGATGGGAGTTCTAAAGTGAGAGAACTATTCGAAACAATCAGAGGTGTTGCTGGCCTAGTTGGTTTGATTCTTGCTGGCTATGGTTTCATGTGGATTATCGCTCAATGGGGCAAGTGGTACTATGGCTTCTAAACATTCTCAAGGCTCTAATAGCCTGCTTCTCAAACTCAAACTAAACCTGTTAGGTTCAATGAGTTTCATTCTTGCTGGATGGCTAGGCAAGGTTGATGATGAGTATTCTCAAACTTATTTGAAGGTCAAGGGCACTAAACGCTTGAGTGAACTTATGACTGAAGAAGCCGAATACTGGAAGGACAAATATCATGTTCGATAAAACCATGTTCGATAAAACTAAGTCTTTTCTAAATGGATGGAATGCGGCCTTAGACGAACTGGATGAGTAT